CACTTCTTCATGGCCTTAGTGGAGATTTTACTTGCCTTGGTGGCTCTTGGCGTTATTTGGGGGCTGTGGCGCGCCTTCATCTTATTTTGCTGGACCATTTGCGCCTTGTGCGTCTTTGTGGCCTCATGGTTCTGGCCAGACCTGGCTCGGGTCGACTTGGAGTTGCCTCCGGACAATTCCAAGTTCGTGGCGGATGCTGTTTCGGGACAAACACTTCTGCCTGAGCATGTCGATGGTGATGCGCACTTACCATTGACGGCGTACTTGTACGCCAGGCCCCGCCGGCGGGCTGTCTGGGTGCGCAAGTTGGAAGTTGTGTTGGGTTCGGCGCCTGGCGCCGTTGGCATGTTTGTGAGAGGGCGGTGGACACCAGACCTCCCCTCTCCAGACCGGCCCCCGCAGAGCAACCTCTTGTTGTCCTGGCGGCCGGGCGGGGCAAAGATCCTTGGCGGTGGGTCTGTCCCAGGACAGGTGGTTGACGGCGTTGCAAACAGGGTTGTCTACCTTGTTGTCAGTGACGGGAACAGGGTTTGGACTGTGTTCCCAGACCTCGTCAGCTACCTCGGTTCCTATGCCTTCTTGAGGGCTAGGGAGTCCACGCTTGTGCTCGCTCTGAGGTCTAGGGCCTTGGAGTGGTGCAAGAGGCAGGGTTTGGACAGCTCTGCCACCATGGTCGCGGTCGAGTCGGCTGTGGAGTGGGCTTGGGTGGTTACGGAGCGCGAGGTCGAGGCTCGTGCTGCCATCCAACCGGAACCGCTCGTGCCTTGGTGGTCTTAGGACCAACCGCTGGCCACGTATGGGAGGTGCGTTGGCCCAATCCTCCCTCGCCTTGCAGAAGGCGCCACCCTGGAGGTACGTGGTGAGTGTGTTTGCCAGCCAGAGGCACGTAGGCAGATGTGGGTAGCGTGGAGGACGGGGCTCCCGGGGACGTGGGTGCCTGGAGTCCACGCTAGCTGTCAACACAACGAGATCGCTGCCTTGGCCTGGCGGTCTCTGGCTCCACTTCCTAAAGGTTACGCGTGTAGGGTTGTTGGCGGTCCTCTGGCAGCTTTTCGTAAACTGTCGGGGATTGCCAGGTCCTACCGTGGTCACCAGTGGAGCTACTTAGACACGGCGCTTTCGTACTCAGGTGCGATGAGGCGCCGTTACCTCGATGCAGAGAGGTCCTTGGCGGTTGATGGTCCCTTGTGCGCTAGGGACGCCGTGTTGAGGGCCTTTCTGAAGGCCGAGAAGTTAGCACCTGGTAAAGATGCGAAACCTAGGATGATATTTCCCCGAAGTCCTAGGTACAATCTGGTGTTGGCTTCCTGGCTGAAGCCGTTTGAGCACTGGCTGTGGGGGGTACTCACAGCTGAGCGGCTCTTCGGGGGGACAAAGTCTAGGGTTGTGGGTAAAGGTCTGTCTCCTAGGAGGCGTGCGAATTTGGTGGTTCGAAAGTTCCGCCAGTTCCGTGATTGCGTGGTTTTTGAGGTTGATGGCAAGGCTTTCGAGGCCCACGTGACGAAGGATGCGTTGCGTTTGGAGCATGGCGTGTACAAGGCCGCTTTCCCAGCGGATGAGGCCTTGGCGCAGGTGCTTGGTTACCAGCGGTTTGCTGGTACCACACAGTCTGGTGTAAAGTTTTCCCGCAGCGGCGGTCGTGCCAGTGGCGACTTCAACACGGGCATGGGTAATACGCTCATCATGCTCGCTTTGTGTGTTGGGGTCTTGAACGGTTATCGGGTCCGCTACGACTTATTGGTGGACGGCGATAATGCCCTGGTGTTCCTTGAGCGTTGCAACGCCGGGCGGGTTCGGCAAACTTTTGGCCAGGATGTGCTGGATGCTTCGGGTTTTGAGTTCACGTTAGAAAAGCCAGTGTCATACATTGAGGGTATCAGGTTTGGGAGATCGGCCCCTGTTTGGTTGGGCTCGTATTGGACCATGGTCCGGTGTCCCTTTTCTGTGTTGTCTGGGGCCTATGCTAGTCACAGATGGTTACGGGAGCCATCTTTTGGTGCTAGGTGGGCCAATGGCGTGGCTCGCTGCGAGTTGTCGCTAGCTCGCGGCGTTCCTGTGCTACAGGCAGCTGCTCTTTCTGTCCTCAGGGCCACGGCTTCACGGTCCAAAGTGCCTGTCGAGGCACTTTCCGACATGTTCGTGTTGGGCGCGTGGCTGGCCGAAGAGACGGACGCAGTCGACATCTCGCCTGAGGCGAGGGTCAGTTTTGAGAGGGCTTTCGGGCTCTCTGCCGAGGTGCAGATGGCGTGGGAGAGTCATTTGTACAGGGTGCGCTTCGGTCACCCGATGGGCGTTTTGTCGATGCCCCCTTGGTCTCGCTGGGAGCAAGCTGAACCGGGTTTGTATGAGCCTTATGTCGACTCCTGCATCTGAGTGAGCGCACGGTCTGGTGTCCCCTGGCCCTAACAGTGCCCCGGTGGCGTGTCGCGATTGCATGGGTCTCCCATTGTTTGTGGTTGTTGGGAGTTCCGGCGGTAGGGTTCGTGTAGCCGCTACTCGGTCGGTCTTGCATTGCTCCGCATTGCTTGCTGCCCATGCGCCCGTGGCTCGCACGTCACCCGCCGCACTGGGGTGTGCCTTGGTGGTGCTTGGTACGGTCCCACGCTTCGAAGTACCTCGCTTCGGCCTGGGGGAAGTTGACGGTGGGGTGGGGTGGCCAGCTGTGTGTAGCGAGTGTTGTGGGTTGCACGCCATCAGCCCCGGCCAGCGGCTTCACCGACCGCTGGTTGCAGTAGGTGCCGTTGTGGGGACGGTTATTCCCTTGCACCCCAGGGGGTGACCTGGCACGCAAAACTTCGGGGGCCGCGTGTCGGGATTGTTGGTGCCCG